CCTCAAATACAAGCGGTTCCGGCAGATAATCACTGAAAACTGACCTTTCAGCAGTGTCAAACCCATCATGGAAATGTTGTTCGGTCGTGTTTGTGGTCGTGTTGTGGCATTTCAGATAGAAATTGACTTTGGGATCAGATCCAGACGGTTTGATTCCATTGATATGCAACCAATTCACCAAGAATGTGCAAGCCCTTGGGACATAAAAGAGGCATTGTTGGGTAACACCTTTTGCCGCCGGGATCTCTCCCATCGTGTTACCACTTGTAGTCGCTGCCAAAGTGACTGCCCCTTCATTGGTCATCCCCGTGCCGGAGAGAATGACCCGGACCCGGTTGACACCGAAGAACGTGTTTGAAGTTGTGACGGTAGAGATCCCGTTGAGGTTGACTGTCTCTTCAATCTGATCCCAGTTAGCATCAACACCATAGATTTTGATCTGCCTTGCCCCTGTCCCCGAACTGTTGGTGTCATTGGCAGAGGAAGAAGACACATCCAGAGTTTCCGCAGATACCAACTTCTGGTTGAATGTCCCACCGAAGGATGCAATGATTTCCTCCACCCCGGTGTCAACGTCACTGTTGGAACCAAATTTATTCCAAGACGAGTAGCCTTCTCGTTTCCCAAGAGCAACTTCGGCGGTAAAATCTGTAGGACGAACATTTTGTGCCCCCACCGCCTGAGCAAGTGGAGCATTCCCACAAATGGATAGATTAGGAACTTGCCCAAGTTTGGTCTGGAGACGAAAAAATGTTTGGTTGGTCCCGGAGTTGTTGAAAAATTTAACCCGGTAAAATTGGCGGGACACGTAGAACAAATGTGGTACATTGATCCGGCTTGTTCTAAAATATTTTGTCAACGACTCATCAACATTCGTTTCATCTGGGGAAAACTCGATTTGGAAATATCCGTCTTGGTCTGTCTCGACCCCTACCAAGATTGATTCAAACCCGCCTACGTCTTCCCATGATCCGGTGAAGTTCGCCCCGTCATTGATTGGTGTGGCAGAAGAATTGACAGAGGAAATGATTCCCATCCGTGCATTGATGATTGGATCAAGGTTTCCGGGCATTTCTTAGTTCTCCCACTGGTCGTCGGTTTCGTTGTAAAGTATGTTTATTGTTTGGTTATTTTTTATTGTAACGGGGGCAGTTACAACATTGCCAAAGTACAACACATCAAAATCTAAATAGCAATCCCCGCCTGAACGGTTTGCTACTTCAACAACTTGGTTTCCTGTCTTCTCATTCAATGTCAGAGTGACCCCCGCAGTCTTAAAAATAAAATAGTTGTACTGTGCCGCTGAATATGTCCCGGTCGTGTTGATGTCAATTGGACGATATTGGTTTGCCGGGGCATTCTCTCCAACTGTCCCTATCCAAGAGACCCAGTCACCTTGGTGGACATTGACACCTGCAACCCTGACCCGGAACGTCCCCGGTTGAACTGGGACGACTTGGAAAATGTCCTGGGTCTGTGCAATGGTTGCCCAATCTGTCCCATCGGGAGAAGTCTGGACCAAATAATGGGTTGCACCGGGAGCGGGATTCCAGAGAACATTGACAAGGCGGTTGTCCCCAGGGACCTCCTCAACCCGCAACCCTGTTACAACTGGTTTGTCTGGGGCTCTCAAGCTTGGTCCGGTGACAAGGGCGGAAACTGTCCCGAAGTCTTGAAACCTGTCTTGGTCGTCAACCACGGCGACGATGTGGACCTCTTCTTTCGTTTGGGGTCGGATCTCCCGGACCCGGCAAACTTCGCCGATGATGTTTTCTTTCCCAAATATGAAATAGGGTGGTTCCCGTTCGCAATCAAAGAAGAATTCACCCGCCGGGATTGAATCCGACATGGTCACGATGTTTGCGGCAGATCCCGCCGTCACCGTGTAGGGTCCAAGGTCTTGGCCATGTTTTCCCCGCAAGGCGATCTTGTAAGTCTCGCCGACCTCAAAAGTGACATCCTCAGAGAGGGTCAGGTCTTGCCCGTTGATCTCTTTGACGAAACCATTGGTCCCCCATTTCGGAATGTCTGACCCAATGCGGACAAGATCCCCAAAAGTTGGGTAGTATCCTTCCAACCCGGTCACGATGCTTGCAACGTCCCGCTCGTTCTTCTCCATGAACCAAAGGTACATCCCAAGGCCATAGGCGTTTTGCCGATCCGTGACACCTCGCAAACGAATTTTTTTGGGGTAGTCTCCGGCTTCGCCCCCAATGCGACACTCAACCGTTTCAAGTTTCCATGTTGTCTCGTCGACATATTCAACATCAAGACCATCGTTCTCTTTGAGTTTGGAAAGTTGTTTCGTCAGTTTGAAAGAATTCTTGATTGTGTTTTCTGGGTTCAGGAAAAAGTCCGGGGTTGTGTTCGGTTTGTCCCTTACAAAAGTGATCTTGGTCCCATCCATGATCGGCTGAGACTTGTTCACGAAGAGACAAGTTTTGATTGCCTCCCAGACGGTCCCCCTCTGATCGAAGACATGGTCAAAGGTGATCCCGGCGGTGTCGGCAACTGTTGCCTCTGATCCGAAGAAAGAGAGATCCAAGAAGGCGTCGTCAAGGTCTCCCCCATAAGACGCCCGGAGAATGTTCGCCATTGCCCAAATCGGGGAACGTGATGCGGTCCTGTCGGCATAGGAATCAACCGCCGCTAATGTCCCCGCCCCACCATCCCAGTCTGGGAGCATCCGGGTTGCTACGACGTTGACCCGGTTTGATGCCCGGTCGTTCAAATTGTTCGTCGCTTTGGCCTTGACTGCCAACATGGTCACATCCCCGAAATCGGTTGTGTTGGGGAGGAATGCCCGGAGGCCCGTCCAGATTGCGTCATGCCCTGCCCGGTGTGAAGTGTCCTTGGTGTCGGTCCTTCGTCCCCGGACTTGGTAGCGTGCCGCCGTCACTGCAGTTTCAAAAGTGAACCTTTGGGGGGTGTTGGTTGCCAAGGTTTTTGACACATTGGCAAGGGTTGTCCAGGCCCCCGTCGGTGTCCCGGAGTCGTCAATTTCTTGGTATTCAAATTCCAACGTCACTGTTTTTGAGGACAACCCGCCGGAGTCGTTCGCATAATAGAGACCCTTGGGGAAGACGATGTCAACTTGAAGCAAATTTGCATCGGTGTTTGCACTGTTGACGATGAAAGGCCCATTCCACCCGTCCGGCTCTTCCAACTCCAAAGTTCCGACCTCACCGGAAGATTCTACGTTGGTTGGGAAAAGGTCGATTGTTTCACCTGGCAACGCAATTTCTGTCTCTACTTCTGCAAAGTTACTTGCAAGGGTGTCTTCAATGAAGATGCCATGGTCTGCATCCGTGTCGGTGGTCACATCATAGGAACCGTGTCCGAGGCAAAAAAGTTGATATTGATATTGGTCGTTATCAATAAACTGGTTGTAGGGGGCAGCTGCATAACTTGGCCAAAGCTTATTCTTGCCATAGGCATCTTCAATGACATGCCCAAGGCGGTTCTTGTTCCGCTGTCCTTGTAGGTTGAAGACTGTGTCCGGTTCTGGGATGTCCCCCGCTCTTGGGGGGTCGAAACTCAGAACATAATAAGTCGCCGCCGCCGCCAACAACGCAACAAAAACCAAGCTGAAGAAATCATTGACGGCTGGAATCCAATAGACGCAATCACCATCTTTGAGGACCACATCCCCCCATTCTTCCCGGAGTGGGAAAACCCTCTTCCCATCGACGAATGCAAGGCAGATCCATGCGGTGTCCCGGTAGTCCCCGCCGATTGAATCCAGAGTAAAACCACTGTCCGACCTCTCCACATATTGTAGGTTGTGGTGTGGATCAAAAGGGTTCTCTAGCTTGAAAATTTTGACCATTGGAAAAATTCAATGCGGTTCATGCCTATTCGTTTTAAGGTCTGAAGGTCGTGCAAACTGACAAAACCATTGGAAAAGACATGCAAGCATTTCCCCCCGTCGATGTCCAACCAAATACCAGCATGGTTGATTGCTTTCCGGCGAGACATTGCCACAACGCAACCGTGCTCCGGCCACTGAACTTTTCGCCAATCCGGTGATTTCGACCCCTCTTCAAAGAGTCGGGAACAAGTCAGAACATCAAATGGGTTCGTCCCGACCCGATCAGGCAAAGGCTGCTCAAACACATTCTTGAAATACCAGACCACCAACCCCCAACAGTCAAAACCCCGGAGATCCCGCCCCCGTGGTTTGAAAGGGATGCCCAGCAATTTGTCAGTTACCGAGGCTAGGGAATCGAGATCTCGTGTAGTATTGAGTGAGATATGCGGAATTGATGACATCGGTGAAAGAAGCACGTCCTACAACCTTGAAGGCATCAACTTGGATGTTTTCCAGATAGAATGTGTAAGGTTGGGACGTTTGCGGTTGAGAAGTGTCGTTGGACAGGAAAGGACGGTATTTGACAACAACCGGGTCGTCAGTTGCCCCGATTGCATCAATGAAGTCAGGGACGTCTGGGTCAATGTTGTCAATTGCAAGCTGAAGTTCCTGTGAACCCTCCGTGTCGGCGGTCGGCGGAATCAAATCGAAGGGGACAGGTTGGAAAGTCTGGGTTGAATCATCTTCAAGGGTCAGATCCCATGCTTGACGATCCCGGACCAAATAGAGTGTCCCGGCAGGTAAACCGGAATGCGAAATCTCCAACGTGTGCAAAGTGTTCCGGTCATTCGGGGCAAGGGCGTTTGCCTCTTTCAAGGCGTCTGTCAAGACGGTGTTGGGCATTTCTATTGTGGGCCAGGCTCAAAAAAGGGGTCTTCGGAGTCTGATTTTCTGGATGTCAATTCCGTCAATGTGATCAAAGGGAACCCGGCAAGACATGGCGGGGTTGTACCACTAAAGGAGACAAGGATGTCTGTCCCCCCCAAAACTGGGGCAGAGGATATGTCATTTTGTACGCAACCCCAATCAATTTGACCAGCAGATGCAACAGGAACAAGGCAGTATTTCCGGCTCATGGGTATGAAACTTCTGTTGGACTTGAGTGGTAGATTGCATGACCGGCACCTTTTAAATCCGTCATAATGCCAGTCTGGGACAAAGGAACAAGGAAGTGGAGCAAATTAGCTTGCGAAGCGTAGTTCCCGGAATCCGTTCGGAAATCATGGTCTCCCAGAGTGGTGATTGCAGTAATCTCATTGTCTGTCAAAATTTCATCCCAGATCCCCACACAACGGACCTTACCGTTGTGGTATAGTCCTCCGTTGGTCCACCTCCCGACATAAGCAATAGACTTGATCAGATCATTCAGGTTTGTTGCAGTGATGGTCCCTTGCGAGACACCATCAATAAAGAACTCCATAGTGCCATTTGTCGCATCATCATAGGATCGAGTAACAACCAGATCATAGAAAGTTGATGTTGATGGTGCGCCCCCGGAGATAGCCTGATCAGCCCCACTATCCCCCTTCATTTGGGCAACCCGATTGTTGCCAGAGTTCTTGAAAAACGATATGTAGTTAGCGGTCCCATTGCCGGATGCAAAAGGACATTCCGCCACACCTGATAAGGAGTCCCATGAAGCCCTGACATAAAGGGTGATGTCTCCCGTCCCAATGTCAGATTCAAGATCCATGAATGGGAGGAGATAGTCAGTGGCCCCATCAAGGTCGAGTGCTTTGGTAGCGGCGTAGGCCGGGACAACCATATTCGGGCTGGCAATGTGCCAGATGGGTGCATTCACCAAGGTTAATGTGTTACCATTTCCGGTTTCATCGGCAACAGTTGTCCCTGTCAATTCCTCAAATCTGTTATCGAGAAGGAGGTTTGCTGAAAAGGAATAGTTTTTTGCGTCGGTGTTCACTTCTTTTGGTTTGTCCACTCCGAACAAAACCCCTATCGCAGCAACATCCAAGACAGTGTTCCACACCCGAAAGAAATCAAGTGAACCGTGCCAAGTATTAGAAGGGGTTGTTGCGCTTGCGCCAATTAGGCATGCGGCATCCAGATCAGCGTCAAAACCTGCATTGGTTGAATCCAATATCTCGGTTCCATCTAAATAGACTTTTATTGTGGTGCCAGTGCGTGTCATAATCACTTGGTGCCACCGTTGTACAGATGGGAGTGTACTCGTTGCAACTTGACCACCAGAACCCGACTTTCTGTAGACCACATCTAACTGATTACCCGCATTGCGGTACATCCCTAGTGCATCACCGGTCAGGTCACCAAGGAGAAATAGATAGGGGGTGCCAAGGTTGTCATAGGAATTGAACCAAATTTCAACAGAGAGATCCCCTGTGCCTATTGTCGAAGGGTCAAAAGCGGAAGTGCAATAATGGTTCGACCCGTTAAAAAATAAGGAACCTACTTCAGTGATATTAGCTGGGGGAGAGAGACCATACTTTGCAAGGGTTGAGTCAGATGCCCCCGCAGTGGTTTCGGCGATATACAAAGCCAACTCTTCAGTGTCAAAAAACTGTTGACCAGCCACCGCCCTTTTTTTGAAACGGGTAACGTCCGCCGTCGCCCCCTGCAATGGTTGATCAACGAAATTTTTACTCTGTACTGTATGGAATCCCATCTATTGTCCTGTTGCTGAAGGAGTGATAGAGACCAAAGAGGCAGCATTGCTTCCCGCCCCTTGGCTGGCAAAATACATTTTTTTTGTGTCAGTCGCCCAATATCGCCACCCTTTTTTTGCACGTTTCGCCCATTTGGATTTATTCGCATCCGTGCCATGGGCAACCTGAAAGATCGCAGTTTGTTGAGCCAATGCCAATTGGAAAGCCATGTTATAGAACTCCGGTTTGTGTCAAAGGTGATGGGTCACGGGGACCGTAATCGTCACTGCTAGGATCAATGAACAGGGGATCTGTTGTTGCGGATGCGGTGAAATCCGAACCCCATTGATATACGTGGCTTTCTTTCCCGGATGTTGCGTTTACCGCCCCACCATTTTGTTTGTAACTGGCATTAAGTGATGCCGTTCGGGCAAGAACCCCATTGTCAAAAGTTATGGTTGTGTTATCCGATAGATAGACCGCAGTTCCGGTGTCGGTTTCCTGAGAAACCACCGTGCAGAATTCGAAGGTTGGGCTTGTGTCGAGGTCTTTGACAAAGTTTGTGACACCATCAGCCAATTCAAAGAGGCAGAATTTGAAGTTCGCATCGCATTTATCCTGCATGAAGTTCGTAGCTGATCCGAAGAATCCGCAGCGGTTGAACTGGATCGCCCCCATGCGGTGTTTCATGGTGTTGGCGTTCAAAGTAAAGTCGACCCCTTCGATGATGCAAGTGCTGGTTGAGTCACCGCCGGAATAAGGTGCTCCGAATGGTGACTCATCCGCTGTTGTCCAGTCGATTGTCACAACCGGGGTTCCGAAGATGTCCCGGTGGTTTTTTGCCTTAAAAGTAATTCCATCGGTTGCATTATTATTGATACGGATGCCGTCATACGCCCCGTCTTCAAAAACAATTGTGTCACCAGAGGACAAACCTCCAACCGGGGGGTCTGTCTCATCAGAGTCATACGACCCGTCAAGTATTGCATCAAGGTCCGCCGTGGTGTCGATCTCCCAAGGGTCCGCTTCCGTACCTTTGCCAGTTGTCCCGGCCCCGAATTTTACAAAATACTCCATTAATATGTGCCTCCTGAGATGACAAGTTGGGATGCAAAACAACCTTGGTTCGGTGAACCGAAAGATTGATAGTGCGGCAAGCCATTATATGCAATCTCAGAACTGTCTCCGGCGGCAATCGACAATGCTTGACCCTCCATATCTTTGATCGCTCTTGCAAGAGACTTTTGGCTTGGTTGACCTGAAACCGGGTTGGCAACTTCTGACCCTCCCCCCGATGCCGGTCCCGTGGCAACTTTATGGATGAAATCCGCCCCGGAATGGAGGTTGTCGATGGATGTTTGGATTGCTGTTGATTCTGCCATGATTTACGAGGCTAAATTGAAGGAGTGTTCATCCTCCCAATGTTCAATCTCATCGTGCAAATTAGAAATCACATTCAACCAATTTGTCAAATCAGATCCTTCAATAGTCAAAAGTTCAAAGAATTCATCCGATATTGTTGGAACCTCTTTGATTTCAATGGTAACTGAAACATCCCAATTGCCGCCATGCCGATGTTGTTCTTTGTAATCAGAAGCGAACCGGATTTCAGTTTCGGTCAGTTTGTTGGTATCAGGCAACGGTAACCGCATATTGAACCAGTCCGTTCCCCGGTTCAGTTTCTCGTTCCAAAACTTATTCCATGCCGCATATTGGAGACGGTTCAACTCAAAAACCGCCGATGCAAGACGGATCTCTCTTGAAAAACGGGGTCTTTGCCTTGCCCGTCCTGAATCCATATTGGTTCGGATATTGGAATGGTCAACGTCGGCGTTATACGACACCGAAGGCAAAGGGAAAATTGTTTCGTTCCAAGTTTGAATTGCCATCTTATGCGGTCCTTTGCATTCCAAAATTACGGGTCAGGGACGGGACGAAAGACCCACCGCCATAGTTTGAATCTTTGGTCAATTTTGCTTCGGTCGCCTGAACCGCCTCTTGGATAATGATTTGGCGTTCCCCACTTGGTAACATGACCGATTCAGCTTTGTCGATCCGTCCAGTTGTCTGGTTGATAATGGTGATCCCCCCGGACCCGCCACGGTTGGCAATGTCGAAGAGTTTCGCCTGTTGTTGTTTGTTCAGGATCATCTCACCTGAATTCACATTGGCAACCACGTTGTCACCTGAAAAAGAGGTTCCGGGGACAATGCCCCCTTGTTCAAAACTTCCTCCGACGGGGGCGGCACGGAT